GGTGCAGCTCTGACATGATGGCACGAATACCCGACCACTCTTCACCGGTAACAGATACACAGTTCATTAGGTTATCAATGACAATCAATGCAGGTGCCATGCCATAGACCTCGCCATAAGCGAGGATCTCTAACTCGATTGCATCAATGTCTGGTGATGGATCAAAGACCCACTTGATATGTGAGCCTCTCTCATTCAATAATGGATCGAAGTAATGTGAATCTGCATCCAAGTATGTTTCAACCTGTTGCTGTGGTAGTCCAGTCAAACCTGCAACTGTTCTAAACATCTGAGTAATGGGGTCGGTATCCGCCGAGAAGTAAAGAGTCGGAACTCCTGTCTTCAAGGCGTATACCAACGCCATCAAACTCTTACCTGAGTTTGGTTGACCTGCGATAAGACACAACTGTGACTGACGGAATCGCATACCATGCTGTCTAAGTCCAGCCCATACATCAGGTAAGGGTTTAGCAGAGGAGCTTGTGCTGTGAACTGCTTGCAGTAAGTTCAACATTATGCAGCAATACTCCTAACTCTTTTTAGTTTCAATTCTTCACGGATCCTTCTCCGTTCTATTGCAGAAGTTCCTCCCCAAAAGTGGAAGTCTTCATTATGTAATGCCCAGTTGAAACAATCTTCTAATAGTGGACAACTTGCACATACATTACGAAGTGTTTCGTAATGAGTGAAGTCTCTTTCCTCTGTGCAGAAGTGTTCGTTGCCGATAGAAGCACAAGCTTCGGTGCCGGTAAAGGCAGGGTAGTTTTGTTTACCCTGCCTCACCAACGATATTAAGAAGCGTTTGCTCTGAAGTCGCATTGCTGGCCCTGTGGTCGTGAGCAAGCATAGAAAGCACGATAAGGCTTTCCTGATGCTTTGGATACTCCAGCAGGAACTTGCTTTGCTGCTTCTCCGTGCTTACATACTGGGCCGTTAGTAGGGGCAGCATTCGCTGGCTGACCCCATGCATCTTGCGGTGGTGTGATTACAGTTGCATTGAATGCTTGTGCAATCGCTTGTGTTGACATTGGTTGGGAGCCTGTGAAGGCGTTAGCCATGGCTTGTAGTAGTGACTCGGCACCACTTGGATCTAAAGCTTCTGCTAATTTCTGTGAGAAGCCCTGATATGTTGCATCTGCAATGACAAAGATTGTTCCATCGTTTGTCTTTGTTGATACTTGAAAGCCTAATTCGGCCATCTTATTTCTCCTTCGTGTGTTTGATGTTGAGTCGGACTGATTCTTTGCCGACTGGTTTTTTAGGTACGAAGCCTAAGAGTTTCTCTACTTCCTTCTCATCGATAGATGCACGGCCAGCAACAGTTGTCCAACTGATGTCGATCCCACTCCGTGTCCTACCGAAGATGCCTTCGAGTGAAGCTCGAAGACTCTCACGCTTCGCTTCCAGATCATCGATCTGGTTTCCCAACTGTAAGAACAACAAGGCATTGCTGTCCACCTCAGTATCTAGAATTTCGACTTCCGAGGGTTTAGTAAGTTCTTTTTTTAGTCCAGTACAACCCAACTCCCCAGAAGGATCGTAGAACTTGCAATAGAACTGACAGTAGCTGGCATCCTTTTCAGGTTCAGGTGCATCGGCTGCATTCTTAATACTCTCAAGCCAAGCCAATGCTTCCTCTGCAATGGTTGGATCGTAGTCTTCAGAGTGAACCTTTACATCTCGTTCATCACCATCCCGGGCTATGGCACACAAGTTTACAGTCTTCACTTGAAAACCGTTCTTCTCCAACAAGTAGCCATATGTATGAACTTGCCAACGCTGGTTCTTCGATGGGAAGTAACTTAGGTTCTTAACCTTGGTTGTCTTCCAGTCAACGACTGCACCAGTTTCAGGAATGAATAAATCTATATGGGCTTTCATTCCATTGTATTCGACCTCGGTCTCAACTAGATACTTCTTGCCTTCGGGATCTAATGCTTCGATTGATTTCTCAATCTCTGCATGGATGGCAGTTCCCATGATGGCTGCTAGTTTAAGTTCGTTGTCGTTTGTTTCGGCTTGTCCATTTAACCGAAACCAAACCTTGCGTGAACAGCCACCAAGTTCTGATGGCCCTATCTGCACCTGAGTGCTACGAGATTTGCTTGCATCCTTAGCTCGCAGAACTTGGATGAGTAGATCTTTAATCTCACTCATCTTCTTTACCTTCTCTCATCTTCTCTTGCACTTGGTTATAGGCTGTCCAGAATAACGCATAATAACCAATGTCAAAAGGTATTGTTTTCATATGCGTAACTAAAGCACCGGTGTGTGCATACACAGGTGTGTCTGTTTCTTTTAACTTATTGAAGAACACAATGTCCTCTCCAATAAATTTATCTCCGCCGAGATCCTTCTCGGCAAAGAAGCTTTGATCCTTAAACTTATCTCTGAGTTTAGGAATGATTGACTTATGCATTAGCAAACAACCAAACCCTGCTGAATCAATCTCAATGATCTCATTCTCTGGTAGTGGATGAACATATTCAATTTCATATTCATGTCTACCTTTCTTGAATATCGTTGGCATTGGAACCGGTAAGTTATTGATGCTGTCTTTCCAAACAAAATAAACACCGGTAACAACAGGTCTTGAGATCTTATCTGCTGTCTCCCATAGAAGCTTTAGAACTTCCTTAGTCAATACAATATCTGAATCTACCCACAGTAGCCAATCAGTTTTAGATTGGTCTGCCCAGTTATTAAACAGATCCATGCGTTGGCGTGAGATCTGATTACCTTTAACTCTCATTGCATTGTTTACTGGAACACCAACGCTTGGTGCCATCATGATTGTATAAACAAGTCCTTCTGTAAACTTGCCATCCGATACACCGTTATCACACCATCCGATGGTTAAAGTTTCTTTATTGCTGTGTGGCATTGTGTGATTCTTCCTTGATCTGTTCGAGTATGTGTATTGCTTTAGTGAGTCCTGCATTCCAAGCATCAGATATATCTGAGTCCGATGGCTTCCTAGCTTCCTCAATTCGCTTTATGAAGTTGTCGATATAGAATTCTTTAAGCAACATTCTGTAGCCCCTTTATGTATTGCTCTGCCAGTTTGGAGATCTTCGCTTCTCCATCGAGTGGTCTCCAAGTAATCATTAGTCCGGGCATAATCAAATTCTTTTCCTCGGGCAATGGAACTAGGTTAACCATTGTGTCTGCAATGAAATCATTTTCATGCATCCAATCTACGAGATCAAACTTTGCTAATGAATACTTAGTAGATTCATATGCGTGATCCCACCATACAGATACTGCTCCGTCTTTACCATAGGCAAATCCCATTACCCAAGGATGAGGGCGGAATGATCGGTCAGAGAACTCAGCCATCTGTGCATAGATGGTGTCTACCTCTACAAGCTTCTCGGTCATGGCATAAGTGTGGCACATAGGACTGACAAGCATTCGGCCATTTTGCAAACCTCGGAGTGTCGTGATATTTTTTGCCTACCTCAAAAGAGGTGGGGCAGAAACTTCAAGGCGACACTATACGGTGTAGCACCCAACCACCATAATTTTTTATGGGGGGTAGGGGGGCATTTCTTAAAGCTCTTCTGCCGGTGTAGTTTTGTGGCACAAAAAAAGAGGGGCCCCCGAAGGGGCCCCATCTAGTTACTATTAAGTTTTAGTCAGCATCTTCTGGATCTGTATACAGAGCTGCCAATGTCTTTTCATTCTCGATCTTCTGAGCCTTCAAAGAAAGTCCTGTAGCTGCTGCAATGAAAGCCAATACTGCTTCCTGTGGAATGTCTGCATAGGTTGCAACGACTGCTACCAATGCCTGAATAAGGCCAGCCCATGCGGCTGGGTTCTTCATGAATAGGTTGATCTTCATACTTAGTCCTCCTTTGGACTTATGACTTAAAGACTGGCTTACCAAAGCCAACTACTGTCACGGCTTGTGAGCGGCGTAGCTTTGAACCATTCTTCTTCTTGAAGGCACGAACCTTCAGGCAGACTTGTCCACCATTGCGTTGGTCACCCTTTTTGTCTGGGGCTGTGTTGCCTTCGACACAGGTAACAGTACCATCGCCGTTATCCTTGACCACGATACCGACATGAGAGATGCGATCTACTCCATCGTTAGGGAAGTCAAAGAAGACTATGTCTCCGGGTAGAGGGGTCGCTTCATCGCTGGCCTTCTCCCATTGATTCTTCTTCATGAAGGCTGAAGCTCCGGCTACTGTGGATACACAGTTAGGGATCTTCAAGCCAACTTCGTTGGCACACCACATGACGAATGAACCACACCAAGGCAGGAAGTTAGCCTTAGTAA